TTCGAGATCAAAGTTATCTGGCATGTCGAGGTTACTGAGATTAGGCTTGTACCTTCGTCTCTTATACCGGCCCTCGGTAGCGCCGGGAACAAAGTCCTTGTCGATTACCCCAGCCGCGCTGAGGCCAGTCAGCGCCAGCGTAGAAGCAGCGCTTCTGTAGAAAGGGATGAAACGAGACGCAGTCCTCCAAGAGCTAGACTCTAGAGGCTCGCCGTTCTTGGCGCTCTGAACAGTATCAACAATCAAGTTGTTTACTGAGTTCAGCGCACCCGTTGCGGCGCTTCGCCCGACCTCAATCTTAGGTGTGTACCTTTGATTCTCGGGCTCAAATAAGATGTCAGCGGTTGGGGTAAGAACAGAACTCCAGTGCCCAAGCAAGGGCAAACGAGTAACTGCTCTGGCTATAAAGTTACCGGGGTTAGCACGAGCATCGTCTAAGGTCTCGTCAATGCTTCTGCCTTTGTAAGACTCCCTAATAACTTGGTTGATAGTTTCACCAAGCATGTAGGCGGCATACATTCCAGCCGAAGCCTTAAGAGGCATCTGAGCTGCGTCAAGGATGTTGTTGTCATACCAAGATCTTTGCCATGAAGTCATAGCGTATGCAACCCTACCCAGAGCACCTTGGTTGGTAGCGCCGGTTGGGGTTTGCATAAGGCTCTGCTCAGAGACTCGCTTGTTCATAACACCGACCATCATATCCCTGACCCTGTTAAAGCTGTCATGGAACAGTTCCTGCTCTGCTTTGTTTGAGCCAGTGTATCGGTAAATCTCAAGCATGTCCATGTGACGGAACGTGCCTGTTGTTTTCAAGCTGTTGGTTGCAGCGCCAGCCTTTCTAAGAACAGCAAGACGATCAGCATCCAGAAGCCCAGCCCGTTGCATCTTCTCAGCAACCTGCCAGTTTCCTCCAAAGCCTTCTTCCCTAGCCATTCCAGTCCAAGCCTTCATCCGGGCTTTTTCGCCTGCCTTAAATACGGCTTCTTCTGATGCACCCTTAGCCAAAGCCTTAGCCGAAGCCTCTTCAGCAACAGCATCCAACTCGTCAGCCGACTTCGACAACCTCGCCGTCAGCTTCTCAGCCGCAACAAAGAACCTCCCGAACTCATTCTGCTGCGACATGACGTGCATGATGCGAGCAAAGTTAGAGAAGTAGTCAAGACCGCCGAGAGTCATGCCGACATTAGCCCCGGCCTTGAGAAGGTCAGGAACAGTGTCTGCGCCCCAGCGGACATCAGCAAACGGAGCAAGGACTCGCGGAACAAGGCCGAACTGGAAACTACCAGCAAAGCTCTCGTCCTGAACGAACCGTTTAAGATTGTGCATACGGTACTGGCGAACAGTCAGGCCAATTACTTCCATCAACTGCCTTTTCTCAGAGCCGCGAATGCTTTTGAAGATGTGGCCCAGTGTCCTAATGACATCAGAGGGGCTGTAAATTCTAGCAAGCGTAGCACCAAGAACTTCGGTTGAGAGGATAGTCTGACCAATACCACCGCCATAAACCGCACCTGCGGCAGACACGGCTGTGTCAGATACAAACTCTTGAACACTGTCAACCTCGCTTCGCATTGTTGGCGAACGGCCTTCAGCAATAGCGAGTTTTTCTCGAAGGTTATTAAGCCCGTCTTTCCAAGACCTCTTTTCTTGTGCAGTCCCAAGCTCACGTGACATGCGGGTTTCTACCCAGTCAAGGGTCTCTTGCATAGTCAAGCCGGGAATACCCCAACGCTCTTGATGTCGAGCGGTGTTCATTGCGCGGAAACCAGAAGACTGGAAGTAGCGAGACATACCGCCAGCAAAGTCCCAGTCAAGGAACTCTTCTAGCTCTTTGTTCCCCCACACCAATTCCTCAAGCTGCCTGCCTTTTTCAGACTTAGGCCCGTTGTGTCGGACAGTCTGTAGACGACCGTTAGCACCAATTTCAAAAGAGTCTTCGCCGGTCAGGTTAGCCTTGACCCGGTTAGCGGCTCGCTCCATAGGAGTGAAGCCGTCTTCGCCCTTGGTAACAAGCCCCTTTAGATACTCTTCTTCGGTTACGCCGATATCATCAGCAGTGTCAGCCTTTAGGTTTTCACGCTTAAGGTTCTTAGGGAGAGGTTGCCCTTCTACGTCAAGCCAGACGACTTCGCCATCTACAACCTTACGCTCCGCATGGCCCATTGCAACCAAGGTATCAAGATGAACCTCGTCTGTTTCTGTCCATTGCTTTGTGAAGTGCTTGCTCAGCCCTGCAAGAAAGCCGTCCTCATTTTGAATGATGGAGGCAGGGTTCCAACGTCGGGGGAAGAAGTTAGGCGTGGGTTTGTAAAGACCTGCCGCCGCTCCTGTTTTTCCAATGTCATCAGCGTGCTTCTTCCAAAGTTTAGCGAGCTTAATAACATCTTCGTCTGTTGAAATCTCTGATCCCGTAATGTGTCGGATTACTTGTTTATCGAATTCTTTCCTGTTGTTCTTGTACGTTCTGAATTTGAAAGCAGACCCAAACTTACCCGCGTCGTTTATGCGCTGGTACTCTCCGAGCAACTCAGAGGTTCGGACTTGCATGTCATTACGAATGTCTTCAAGAGACCTGTATACTTTCTGAGACCTAGGGTCAAGCGAGCCTACCCTGAGCTTCGAGTTATCAAACTCATGAACAAGTTCACGAAGAACACCTAGAGTTGATCTAGCAGTTTGATTGAGACCTGTGCCAGACTGGGCAACATTACCCAACTGCCTAAGACCCCACGACTGCAAAACCTTACCTATCATTGTACCGTCTTCGATTAGAGCGTTTGCTCCAAAGTCAACAGCGTCAGCGATTTCGTCAAGAGCCGCTGCCCTTGCTACCCTAGTTTTAGGAGGGTCAGCCACAAGACGCTCAGCAACCTCTCGGACCCTAGAGCCCGACACTGTATCAATACGGTCGGCCTCCTTTGCTGTCTGGTCCTTGATGGTTTTCTTAGCTCTGCGTACAGTAGCCTGCGCGTTCTTTAGCTGCTTCTTCCATGAGTCAGAAGTAGAGGGGTTAGCCTTTAGGATCTTAATAGTGTCCTGTGCTCCGACCAGACGGTTGACCGCCTTAGTAAGAGAAGACCCAGAGACCACTCGGTCAGTAGAGAAAGTCGAGCCGTCTCGGAAGCGCCGCGCTCTTGACTGAGCAAACCCAGCAAGAGGGTCAGGCTCACCCAGAGACTGGAGCTTTCCAGACACCGTGCCCATGTGATCAAGCTCGGCCTCAGTCAGTCGTCGGCGAGCTGCCGCATCCTGTAGCTCTTGAAGCTGTGCCTTCCAGAACGGAAGCTCTTCAGGCCCTGCCGCCGGTCGAGCACGCTTAGCCTGAGAAGCAATACGCCTCTCTTGTTTAGCAAGTTCTTCGGGCATAATCTCCTTCGCTCTCTTAAGAACGGCAGAGTTATTAGCGGAGTTAGGAAGCTCTCGTGCAGCGCGGCCCAAGGACTCAGCAAACGCAATCGACTCAAGCTGGTTTCCAGCAAAGGTTTCAACAGCGTCAGACTTAGCCTTAGACACCTTACGCGCGTCAGCAATTATGTCTGACATGACACGGTGAACCGCAACAGCATCAAGACCCTCTTCGCCCACGTTGTCAGCAAGGCGCTCCATAACATCAGCCACCTGAAAGCGGTGAAGCCCTGACTCTCTGAGCAGGTCGTCATCTAGATAGATAGCCATCTGGTTGAAGTCATCACCAAGCAACCGCTCGGATGCACGCTGCACCCGAACACCGGCTTGGTCTACTCGGAACTGAGCGTTAAGGTTATCAAGACTGTGAGCAATAGGTGATGAGTTACCGCCACCAGCGACATCAGCAGAAGCCCTTCGGACCTCCTTGAGGTTCTGGTATGAGCCTCTACTAAACCCTGCTGTAGCAAAGCCCAGAGCAGCACCCATGCCGGTAACCAAACCAAGCTCGGCCCAACTGAATTCAGTCTGGTACTCCGGGTCATCCCAAAGAACCTCACTGTTCTGGATTCTCTGCTGCTGGATAGCAACATCAAACGCTGCCCCCTGAGAAGCAAGCTCAACAGCGACAGCGGCGCGATGGCCGATGCGGTTGGCAATGCTGGTGTGAACTGCGGCGGGTGACTTAGCCAAAGCTGTAGCCACCTTACCAGCGGTTGCACCACCGACACGGGAGACAGACTTGCCGATCATGCCAGCAGCCTGCCCCAGCTTACCTGCCCCACCCACCGGCAAGACTACGCTCGGTGCGAAAGTAGGGTCCGTCAGGATGTAGTTAAACACACCCGAACCAACGTAGCTGGCAGTGTTAGAAAAGATGTTGGATTCTTCCGACCAGTTATCCATGTTCTGTCTGGCCTTAGCAGCCTGAAGCTCACGCATCTGGAGGAAGTGAAAGTGGTTACGGTTTCGTGCGCCCTTAAGAACATCGGCCATGTCTCGGCCATTGATTCTCTGGACGGCTGCGGACTTTATCTTATTACTCGGATTCGCTGTCCACTCAGCCACGGCTTCGTTTGCGTCGAAGTTCTCATCCTTGAACATAAGGATGGTGTCCAACTCATTGACATTCTGGACCGGGCTCAGTCGGTTAGACAAAGCGCGGTATCCATCAACCTCCCGAAGAGAACCCTCAGGCATTGCCTCGCGCATAATGTTTGCAGCGCCAAGGGATACAAAACGGTTCTCTCCAAACTCAGCATCGTTCGAGTCTACAAGAGAGGCGGGGTTGTTCATTAGCCATGTGGCAATGTTACCCGGCTCAAGCATAGCTGCGTTGATCTGAGACTCGTGAAAGGTTACACCCCAGAAGCCTAGCTCCGGCGGGGCAGCGGTTACGTCAAACCCTTGGACTGCGTCCCCTTCCAAGTAGAGGTCGGGGGTTGATCCTGATGGGTCTGTTGTACCATAACGAAGCTCTGAGATAGGAGAGCCAACTGTGAATCGAGACATAATCTTCCTTTGCTACCTGCATCACCCGTCAACATAAGTCCAAGCATCAAAATCATCGATTGATCCCTGAGCACTTGGGGTATTAGAAACATCGGGGGCTTCAAACAGGAGGGGATTTATTACGTTAAGAACTGTACCGGCAGGAACAAACACTTGATCGCCGGTAGGTAGAGTAAGGTATGCGTCGTTAGTGCTGACAGCAGGCTCAAGGATCACGCCGTTGTTCATAGTGAACTCAACGATTGCCCCGCCATAACCCTGAGGAGTTTCAAGCATCCTCATCTTAGACTTATACTGACTGTCCCACCTAGCCTGAAGCTGACCAGCTTCCGGCCTGTTAGTAGGATCAACAAGATCAGCAAGCACGTCGTTACCAAGCATACCCATTTCCATAAGGTTGGTGGGAGTCTGCTGCCCGCTGAGGCCCATAGCCTCCTGCAAGAACGAGCGATATGCTGTATTGAAGGGTGCGGTCATGTTACCAGCAACGAGTTCTTCGACATTGGCGTAATCTTCGCCACCGATGTAGCCGTTGGGGTCTTGCACCAAGTGCATCTTCCCACCGATAGATCGAGGTCGATAGCCATCCTTACGGACTGTAGCATAAAGCTGGTTTGCAATCATTTCAGGGGTTAGACCTTGGTCTAAGGCCATACCCGCTGCTGCCAAGACTCGCCAGTTTCTGCCAATACCATTAGTATCCGACATAATCATTTGGTTAATCTGATCAGCTGTTCCAGCTTCGTCGCTGAGAGTTATCTCACCGTTCTCCTGAAACACCGCCGCAAGAGACGTAGCAATAGCAAGCCCTTGGCTTACTGTGTCTTGATCGCTTACCCTGTCTGCTGTAAGCCATGTGCTAATATCAGGTGAATTAAGAATAGTCTGAACGCCGTTGCCCATAGAAGCTCTAGCAACAGGGTCGTCTGAACCCATTTGTCCTAGACGCGAGTTAGTTCTCGCCCACATAATAGCGGCTTCAGCATTAGGGGCAGCAGAAGACGCTTGGTCTATAAGACTGTCAAGGCTTCCCCCAGCTCCGGGAGCGAGCGTTGTAAGGAACTCAACAGCAGCGGCAACCTCGTGCTCGTTGTTTGATTGGAGACGAGACATGAACAGGGTTGATCGTTCGGACGGGAAACCGTTCGCTGCTACAACACCCGGAAGATTGTACTGCGATGCTTCTGCTCTCGCAAAATACATGTTAAGCTCAGCGTTGTCTTCGTTGTATTCAAGAGGCTGACCATCCCATGAGTCCAGCTTAGCCCGAGCCTCGCTGCCTTCAGGAATAAACTGCCCCACATGCTGGCGCATACCAGCAATTTCATCAACGCCGACAGGAAGCAGATCAAGATTACCAAGCTCTGTACCGCTCATTCGGAACCGAGATAAAGGGTCATGCCTGTAAGCCCTGTTTGCGCCACCGGGACCGGTTCGTTGGCCTGTAAAGTAGCCGCCATAAACCTGCTGGTCGCCGTTGTCTTTAAGATGGAGACGGGCTTGGCTCTGTCGGGCCGCTTCAAACCTATCACGAACTGTCTGCCTAAGAAGGATCTCTTCGGTAGAGGGGTTCTCACTTGTCAGGTTAAGCTCCCTAATAACTCTAGCCTCTTCACGGTCATAGGAATCAAAGCCCTGCTGATCTCGGTCAAGGAGTGCTCCAAGATTACCCCGCTGGTGAATAACACCATCACCTGTAGCGACAGGGATACGGGTTGCTTCTTGCAGTCGGACGATAGCAGCCTGAGCTGTGTTATCGACCGTCTTCTGTCCTGACTGTAGCGCAGCATTAAGCATTGCCTCTTGCTCGGCAGGAGCAAACACAAGACCGCCGTCGATCTTTATGCTCGCAAGCTCTTTGATTCGGCCAATGTCACCGCCTGCGTCGATACCATAACGACCGCCTGCCATGTTGGAGATGGTGCTGCGGATATGCTTGCGAACTGTTTCGACCTGCTGCTCAGGGGAAAGATGGCTCAGCTTCTCGGTCAGAGTAACGCCAATCTGAGCCTCAAGGTCTCCGACCGTCTGGTCACCTAGGACCGTAGACATGGTGTCTGCCTCTAGCTGCCGACCACCATTGAAGGTGTTAGATTTTTCAATTTCCAAAACGTGTCTTTGACGAAGATTTTCAGTAACATTTGCTGACCACGTAATAATGTTGTGGGTCAAGACTTCTGCGTCTGCTTCTTCTAGCTCATTGAGGTCGGAAGCGGCAGCCATTTCCGCAAGCGCCCAGTCTTGGACACGACGGCCAATGTTTGTCCCGTCCCCGATAAGGGTGGCCTTAAGGGCTGGGTCTTCGTTCATCTGTGCAACAAGAGCAAGACCGCCCTTTTCTACCGACATCTTTGCGGAGTTAAACTTCTGCCTGTACTCTTCTTTGTTAGTACGGTCGATAGAAGAATAAGCCCTCTTCCAGCTATTGGCATAGACACCTGACTCTTCTTGACTCGGGGCGTTGTTCATCCGGGTGCGAAGCTCTCGCTCACCCCACTCAGGACCACGCCACTCACTGTCTTCAATAATCTGCCGACGAACCTCGTCTGCTTTCCGAAGGCGCTGGTTCTGAAACGCTGCTGAGTGCCGGTTAAGCTCTCGCTCAACCTTGTTGTAGCTGCGTTCTTTCAGCGTCTTTAGTTCATTGTTAATCTGTGCGCGGCCTTGTGCCGCCCCAACAATTCCTCTCCCAAAGGAAAACATTGCGTCTCTGAATCTCTCTGCCTCAGTTGGCTGAGCTTGTTGGTTACGACCGGGAGTTGCAACTCGCACCTGCGGAGCTGTAAAGCCTGCGGAGACTGATCCAACTCCCTTGTTGAGGGGAGTGCTATCTTCCTTACGTGCCATTATGGCTCCTAACCGAAGTCAATATCCCCCAAGAAATCGTTAATGTCGAATCCGGGGATATCTAGAATAGATGAAATGTAGTTCTGATACGATGATGGGGCGTTGACTCCGCCGCTGCTAATCTGCTGTGACCACTGATGCTGACGCACCGAAGCCTCAGACAGCAAAGCGTTTGCGATGCCCATGCCCATGTTCATGCCCTCGACTCCGCCTTGAATAGCGGCGAGAACAGGGTCATCCATCATTACCTGATTAGCGGCGATGACAGCAATCTCCTTGTTGGCAGCGTTAGCCTCTACGATAGCAGCTTGGTCAGCCGCATGAGCAGCGGCTGCGCTATCGATTGCAAACCCTGAGCCAACTGAGCCACCGCCACGATAAGCTCGGGCGGCGGCCTGAGATCCAGAGAACATAGCCAACTCTCTGGCAATGTTTTGCCGTTGAGTAGTTTCTTCCAGCTGGATCTGGTCAGTGGTTGCGTTTACGTTTCCCTGCGCAATCTCTAGCCTGCGAAGGTTGCTTGAAGCGGTGGCGCGGCTGCTTAGTTCAGCAAAGCCGGTAGCCAGTCCGCCAATCTCATTTTGAAATTCTGCCATATTACCTCACAGGTGAGTAAGTAGGAACGAAGGTCGTATCGAAATCGCCGTCGATCCATGTAGTTGGAAAAGGGGTGTCATTGATTAGCTCAATGGTGGTGTTTCTAGCGTGAGACATCACGCGGAACTGAAACTCACCGAACGATGACAGCGTGGTGCTGTCCAAAGCGGTTGAGCCAATGAAAGGTACATAGTAATTGTGGATCAAAGGAGTACGGCCCTCAGGGGTGACCCTGACCGAGTAACCTCCAGAGTCCCGGTGGCGAAGACGCATCCGAGACAGGTGGTTGTTACCGTGTACAGGAGCGCCCTGCCCGTCACGAGCAAACTGCTCTGACATCTTGACGCTTGAGTCGTACTTAACTCCTACCAAACACTTGGCGGCTGTGCCGTCAGCGTTCCTTGACCAGTCCCCTGTTACGGTGACCTGTTGGTAGTGGTCTGTAACATCAGACTCATCGCCTATACCCACGCCGATACCATCTTGAAACGTACCGGAGTTTACCACAGCAATTTCTGACCCAGCGGCCTTAATGGTTGTGGTGTCAAACAGCGGGCCAGCCACAACTTGGTAGTTGTCGGCAAAGCCGTTGTAGGGAAGGATGAACACTGTCTCGTTACTGCCGGGAATGTAGTCGCCATTGACGGCTACCTTACGGTCAGCTCGGACAGAGAAGTTTAGAGTCTGAGTGCCCTCGGTCTCCTGTGCAGGAGTGCCTAGGGGCTGACGCTCAAGGAACAGGAAGGTTCCGTCCTCTGCGTCGTTACCAAGATTACGTTCCACAAGAATGTACAGGTAATCATCAAAGACTTCAACGGACCTGATCTTGGTAGCTCCGGGGTATGACCACCGGAACCACGAGTTAAGAACTCGATCTTGTCCGCTGTAGCTTGTAGTGTTGACATAGATAGAGTCTGTGTCTGCTAGGCTCAGCATGTAGATCTGGTTGTGAGACGCTGATGCGGTCATCCAATGAACCTCGGCAGGGATATACCCATGCACCCGTTCAGTCAGGTCTGCCGCGACGTTAGACACCTGATTGGGGGAGTAAGAATACTCCCAGAGCAGGTTCGATGCGTCACGCTCACCGGCAAAGAACATAGAAGACCCGAGTCGGGTAGGTTCTACGTAGTTAGCGGAGAAGATATCAGTAGAGTTGTACATCTGATATGATTGCGGGGTGATAGGGCCGTTGGCTCGTAGCTCAACCTGCCTTGCACCGTCCGTTATCAAGATCAAGGACTCTCGGAAGGACTCCAATAGCCGGATGTTTGAGATACGTGTGCCTTGGATCGCGTCATCGATAGGGTCTGCATCTGAGACCAGAGATATACTGTCGATCCAAAGGTTAAAGATGTCCCCTGCACGGCTGCTAACGATACGCTCGCCTGAAGCGAACCACAGCCGTCCCTGATGGAAGGCAATATCGTCGATAGCATTACCAATGAAGGTGGGTCCAGGGTTTGTACCGCTGTCGCCTGACTTACGGGGTTCCCATTCTACGGCCTGAACCACAAATCGGGGGGTCCCGGTCGTAACGTACTTCATCAGCAAGGGCATAGTCTCTCGCTTGAGGAAAGAGTTAGCCAGTTCCGTTGGGAGGCGCTCAAACCATGGGGGCTGGAGAGCCGATGTAGCCCAGTAAAAGCCCTGAGGCAGGCCGACATCATCATCAGTCGCGTACCAAATCGCTGCGTTAGATATATTATTGGCGCTGTTGTTAGAAATCAAAACAGCTCTATCGGGGTAAGTCGCGACATCAACAGGTGGGTGTAGAAAGTCAGACCAAGCGGTTACGTTTTTAACGTTGTTTTGGTTGCGGACCCTATCGGTTGATGCTGTCCCGACCCCATCAAGGTAGGTAATAGCAACACCCTCAACCGCTGTAGTAACAGACCGGTTCAGGATAAACGTCCCGTCCTCAACCGTCAGCGTTCTGTATCGCTGCTGTGGGGTCTGGGTTCCGTTAGTCAGGTACGCAGCAAGAGCCACGACGAGTGGGTCATTGTCTCCAAGCCCTTGGCCGTCCACGCCACCAATAGCGGTTTCATTACCATTTGCCATAACCGCGTGTACAGGAACCTCAGCACCGGTGACGATGTTGAAGATCTGAATGATGTTGTTGGGGTCGCCTGCTGTGCCCGTGCCCGCTGCCGTAGGGTTGATGATACCCATGAAGCGCTCCGTCTCGGATCGGTTGATCCAGAAGATATGAGCGTCCTCGGTCGGGTCCACCACAGGAAGGCAGCCGTTAGTGTCACCATCTGTACTAGGCGTAACGTGTTCAGTGCCCGCTCTCTTCGTGACTCCACGAGAAAGGTCAACGTCTACGTTCTCCATAGCCTCCATCTCAATAGCTGAGCGTTGGGCCATGGATACTTTGCTAACTCCCCCCATGAAGGAAGGAACACGTACAGTGGTGATAGGCATTATTGTCTCCGAAGGTCGTTATAGGGCCACGAGCGTTGAACAGCCATGCCGCTACGCTGGACATTACTACGCCCATCCTCGATTTGATTCTTAGGTCGGTAGCGCATGTCGTATGAGCGAGCGATTGCGCGGCTTCTTCCTGCCCGTTGCTCAAGTTTTGATCCAAGGGAGTTGTCCCCTAGCACAGCTTCTTGGTATTCAACAGCAGATTGGTCTACAATAGAGAACTGATAGGCAGCAGGAAGCTCCTCGAACGTAGCTCTCCACGTGATGCGGACATATGCCGTTGCTTCGTCAGCCCCGGCACTAGAAAAGTCCGAGGTGGCTGGCTGGTGGTCGGCATCAAAGAGGTAGACGTTGCCGTTAACCTCCTTGTGGTAGTAGTTCTTCATGACATGCTGGTTCCAGCCCTTTACACCGAGCGTGTTGCTAGGCAAAAGAACCTTCTTATCAGTGCCTCGGGTAAACGAGGCTTCGGTCTGGTTCACATGAAGGCCAGTCATCTGCTCTCGGGTAAGAACATCGTCGAGAATCTGCTCGGCAAGGAGCGAGTCGTTCTGGGTAGCAGAGCCAAGAGACGAAACGGGGTGCTCTCTAGCGGCCCGGAGAATCCGGTTGACCGCTTCAAGTTTAGTGAGATTGTGATCAGGCATTAGAGTGAAAACCTTCTTATATTTTCAAGATCGTCAAACGACAGCTGGCCTGTCTTGGTAATACCAGAGGTGTTACGGGCCGCAGACCGGCGTTCAAGGTTGTCGATCTCCGTAGCCTGTGAACTGTTGACAGAGACTACGGCTGAGATGTTGGATGTGTTCGTTGTGACCTGAGACTGGACGCTTGAGTTAGCGTCCAACAGGCGACGGACTTCTTGGTTCAAGATTTTACGTATGATCTGCCGAATTCTAGACTCGGACGGACGATCATTCGTTTCACGAGCGCGAACTGGCATGGTGTTTCCTTACGTAATTAGCAGACCAAAGGCGGTAAAGGTACAGTCGTTATTCACGGCACATTGTACCGCGAGGTTGCCTGCCGCGTCGTTCATAGGCCAGTAGACAGACAGGATATGAGTTTCTCCTGCGGCGATTGGGATGTTCTTAAACAGCGCGGTTGCGTCGCCATAGGTCGTACCGTTATCATCTAGATAGATGCTATAGGTAGACACCCCTGTTGTGACATTGGCAATTGTCAAGTTTTTAATCACGGCTGTTTCGCCTGAGCCGGGAGAGTACATAGTGGCTGAGGATGCCTGACCGGCTGCCTGAGCAAGCTGCTTTTCTTGAATGGTAGCCATGAGCGCCTCCGTAAGGGTTAAATAAAAAAGCCCCCTAGATACCGAAGCACCTAGAGGGCGAGATGAGAGGAGAGAAAGGACCTACCCCCCGTGAAGGGGATAGGCCCGCATATATTCAGTTGTAGTACCGGATTAACCGATACGTTCGATCTTCCAAGTACGGCTTGCAGCACTGAGCGCGTCAAGAATGTAGACGTTGCCTGCCTTCAGCACCTTCCCAGCGCCCCACGCAGCAGCGTGAGTCACGTTAGTAGCGGTAGCAACGAAGACCGTTGCCTTACTGTCCGGACCACTGCCGTTGAGGGTTGCAGCACCAAAGACGGTGGTGTCAACTGATGCCCGAAGATCGGCGTCATCGGCATCACCAGTAGCACTACCAGCTTCGGAGGAGTCGATAGCCTGAGCTGCGGTCAGGTAGACACCTGCCGTGTTTTCGTAGATCACGAAGTCAGAGTAGTTCCAAGCACCAAGGCCGTCACCGGACGTAGTGCCCTGATAAGACACACGGTAGACACCGCGTGCGTCCTTAGAAACCGCGCCAAGGTCTGCGAGACCAGCCGTACCAAGAGTAACATCGTTAGTAGCGCTTGTGAGGTTAATCTTTTCGACAGACGTACCACTTGCGAGGAGGTTACGGCGATCCGCTGGTCGCTCGTCCCCAAGGAGAGGAGCACCATTCGTGTAATTGTAAGTATCCATAGTTTAATCCTCCTTAAGGATCAGTCGTTTGAGATTTCGATTGCGCACTCGGGACGAAGGGTTCCGCCACCAGAGAGCATCTTCGCAACGAAGAGATCGTTCTGGTATGAAACCTGTCGGTCCATTTCAGCAGTGATTGCCATCTTCTCAACAACAGCGCAAGCGTCAGCTTGGAAGCACATACCAATGGTCTTCGTGAAGTCGCCCTGATACTTAGCCTCATCGCCGTCAGTGCTGTAGTTCTGACCGAACACCGGAATGTTCGTTCGATAGATCTGCATACCGTTGAAGTCGATGCCCTGCTGGAAGTCGGGTGACATAACGGGGAACTGCTGCTGGTTGGCACTAGCTCCATAGGTTCCGTTGTCAGCCATGAACAGAGGGACCATACCGTTCTCAAGGTCGGTGTTGCTTCGCGGCGAACCGTACTGACGAAGGGCGTGCCACATCTTAACGGTAGTACAGACAGTACGGTCGTTAAAGGGGACGCGCATTTCATCGAAACGGATCTGAATCGCATCAAGCTGGGTCAAGAAGACACCCACATCAGCTCGGGTAGGAGCGGTAACAGCAGTTGCCTCCGAGTAAGCTCCCGTTGATGCAGTACCAGCGCCGTCAATACCACCGCCGGGGAAGGCGGAGCTTGAGCCACCGTACATGGTGGTTGGGGTTTCGCGTGAGGCATTGATCAGAAGACGGAGGGTGTTCTGGTCCTGCGCTTCGGCAAGAGCCTGACCACATTCCATCGCCCAGTGCGAGCGTGACTCGAAGTGAGTCAGCATCTGGTCAACATCGTCAATGACAAAGTGCGAGACCATTGGACGATCATCAAGAGAGATCGAAAGCTCGGTGCTTTCAGCCGAGAGGCCGAGAAGCTGGGTGTTAGCGGCGTGGCGCTCAGCCCCGATACCGCCGAGGCGGGGGAACCTAGCAGTGTTGCCGGACATGATCTGCTGACGGCGGACCATTGACGAAATCCCGAGGTACTCTGAGTATCGGGTGAGAACTTGGCCGCCAAATACGGGGAGGTAAAGGTCACCAACTGAAGGGCTGGCGAGAGCGGCATTCTGTGAATATCTAATAGCGGATGTATTAGCCATTGTTAATTCCTAATGTTTGTTTAATGTAACTGACTAGCTGGTTGTCCGCTCTCACTAGGTTGTCCACAACATGTGGGCCTAAACGGGCCGTTGCAAACTACGCAGCTCAGCCAAGAAGCTCGAAAGGCTTGGATGAGGGTTGTAGTGTCATAAAAAAACCTACCCTTTTTCAAGGATAGGCTTCATATTATCTAGGTCCGAGGTGTTCAGGACGAATGCCAGCACTAAGCTGTAATCGCATGTCTACCTTGGCTCTGTATTCTGGGTCACTGACGTATTTAGGGTCAGACATTGCGGCGTGTTGTTCGCGGGGCGAAGTGAACGCTACAATCCGGTCGGCTGCTGGTCCCAAGGCTGGCTGTCCTGTTGATCCGGTGTTTACCTGACCGCTTGATTCAGCACTGGCTTGGTACTTAGCATGAAGACCCTGAAGAATCATCAGGGCGTTAGGGCCTTTGAGACCCTGAGACATTGTGGCCTTATCAGCCTCGCTCAGGTTCGTCTTTGCCCACTCCATAGTAGCATCAAAACTTTCCTTGCCACCCGTAATCTCGTAAGCGTTGTCCATGTCGGACTTCATCTTTGCCTGTCGGCCATAGGCCGCTGACGCAATGAGGCTTTCAGGCACACCGGCCTGCTTGAGGGCGTTAAAGGTTTCGGGTGTAATTTCACCACCCGTTGAAAGCTCTGTTTCTACCTGTTTCCACAGGTCTGAGCCTTCCGGTGCAGCAGGCCCATCAAAGGCTTCTGCAATACTGCCCGCATCAGCAGTGTCTTCTGTCTTCAGAGCCTGACTCGGGTCGGTGACAGCCTGAGGCTGCTCGTTTGCCGGGGGAGTTTCTGATACAGGGACACCACTCATACGTTGTTCCATGTGTAGATAGCTTTGAAGCATGGCATCGCCATTGACGCTACCATCTTCGTTCTTAAACTTATCAGGAACCATAGCAGGGTTGTTCATCGCCACTTCCACATTGGCAACAGCCTTTGCTTCGGGCGTATCCGCAGGTGCTGGCGGAGTGTTTTCTTCAATCATTGTCTCTCCTTCATGTGTTACTTACCACGTCTTCTAAGGGGGTTCCATGTGCCACCCGGACCGTAATAACCGGGGGGTATTGCGTTCGGTTTAGGTCTGTATGGTGGTCTTGGCCCCGCAGGAATAGACGTAGGTTTCTTTGGATCATAGTTAGGATTAGGAATAGGCACTAACGTTGGAATACTTGGAATCGGTGATCCGGGTATTGCGGGCATCTTAATAGGGAACGGTGTATTAGGAGGGTTTTTCCAGTCGGGAGGAAGCGAGACGGGGATGAATTGATTATCTCCATGCGGTGTAACAAAGTAAAAGTCAGGAGAAAACTCCTGAGCGCTTCTGTTGTCTGGTCGGCGTGATGCCGTTTTACCCTTGGCACTCATACCGCCTCTGCCTTTTGATGCAGAGCCTTTACCTTTGGCAGGAGAGCTGCCTGTCTTTTTACTTTTAGCCATTACAAACCGCCAGTCCCATTATTATTTTCATCCCGTTTTTTATCCCTCATCTGATCCCTGATTTTTTTCTTGTATCCGGGGTCTGTACCTCTCGGAAAACGGTAGAGGGGAAAAACCTGAGTGTCATCAGAGAGAGGGTCGTATGCGCCCGTGTCTGGTGTGATGAAGAACGGTGCATTAGGAGCCTCTGGAGGTACGGGCTGAGGTTTACCGTTGTCACCGCCACCCGCTGGCTTAGGCTTCTTGGGTTTAGTCCACTGGTCCATCCAACCATCTACAAGGTCTTTAATCTGTTGCTTCCTGTCAAGATGTTGCTGATAAGCAAACCACGTATCCATATCAGGAACAATACCCCCGTCTTCAGGAACCGGCCATGTAAAACCGTCATCCGGAAACTTTTCCCGTGGTGCGCGGGGGTCAAAGTTCTCTTTAATATCACTGCCCGCAGGAGCTACGACATCGAATGGGTTAGTTTCTTGTCGAGGGCCTTTGTTCCCCTGAGCCTTATTCGACGAGCCGCTGCTTCGAGCCGCTGTTGGGCGTGCTTTGGAAGCGGACCCTTTTCCTTTAGAAGCGCCTTTGCCTTTGCCTTTGCCCGTTCCTTTTTTACTTGCCATAGCTGATCTTCTTTTTCTTCAGGTCTTTCGTAGCTGTCTTTTTGGGCTTAGACTTTTTCTTTCCCGCTGACTTACTATAACTCTTAGATGCTTGGCGTGCTGCCCCGCCTCTTTTAGCTGTTTCGCCACCACCACCACCGCGTCTTGCAAATCCGGGCATATCAGGTCTCCATGTTCATGCCGCCAGAGGCAGCGTTCTGTGCAGCAGCCATAGCTGCTTGCTGTTGTGCTTGTTGAGCCTGCATCTGTTGGATCTCTTCGTCGGTTCTAATACGACCAGAAGTTTCCAGACCCATTGACTGCCACCAGTCACGGGCGATTGCAGGCCAGTTGAATGCTTGCATTGCATCCTGTGGTAAATTACGCATTCGTTCCATCGCGCCGTCGAGCTTCTCTCGCTCGGCTTCACGCTGAAGGACCTCAAGACCTGCCTTAATAGACAGCTTAACAAGTCCTAGTTGGTTTTCAATTTCTTCGCTGATCTCTGGGGGGATAAGATTCTGCTTACCCATGATGTAGAGTGTCCAACGAACAAGGGGGTCTTGTACCTCACGTCCCGCCATCGACAGGATACCTCCGAGCTGGCCTTCGAGATCCTGAGCATCCATCACTACCTCGCGGGCGGTGACTCGTTCAGCGTCTCGCGTAGCACGCTTGAGGAACTTACGGCTAAGGACGCTCTCCCTGTAGACAACAGCTTCCTGTGTTGCGGCGACTTGCGCTGCGTTCTGGAACTGTAGTGGGAAAACGTCGCCGGGTGAGGTAGGTACAAAGTCACCGTTGACTGAGTCAAGGAGATCCTGTAGCTCGGTGATACCAGCAGGGTTTACACCCCATCGATACTCCGCGTTAAGCAGGGTCCCGTCGAGCAGCGCCTTTGAAAGCGCGTCAACACATCGGATATCCCCGAAGTTATCTTCTACGAGTGATGTGCCATAAGCCTCACCAATCATAGACTTCCAACGACAAGGCATCCACCGGCTAACCGGGGTGCTTTCAGGTTTACCAACAGGCCCGTCTCTGAAAGACTGCGTCTTGGTGATTTCACCGGTAACAGCATCTTTATGTACGTGGGTGTAGAGGGCTTCCCAGTCTTCTTCTTTAGAAAACGAGGGTGTCTCTGTCCCCGACTTTGCTCGGGACATGTAAGGCTTAAGCTGCTCGTGGAACTCAGGAAGCACCATCTCTTTAATGATGATGTCAACCCAATCGCCTTCGTGCTTACGGCGGACAACATACTGGTCAGCACGATATAGACGTGCGTTCAAGTCTTCATCCATCTCAAGCATACAGTCACCGACCGTAATCAGGTGAGCATACAGAAGATTCAGCTGGGATCGTAGGTTGGTTGGCCCAAGTCGTCGCATAGTATAGCGACCAAAACGGGACATGACATCCATAAGCTCTGTGTCGTCTGTTCCTTCAGGGTTGAAGGGAGTGACGCTGCCAATCTCAAAGATAGGCTGCCCGTTTAGAGGCAGCACTACGCCCATGATACGACTCGCAAGGGAGTTAATACCATCAGCAGTAGAGCTAGAGTAAGGGACATCAAGGGGTGTGTTAGTTACGCGGCCTTCCCAAGGCAGGATAGATGGGAGCGTCAGCATTGAGTGCTCGCGCTTTCTATCTAGGAGGGTGACACGGTCACGGTCAAGCTCTTCGTACCACTCCCTTAGGGAGCGTTCATTCTGCGAACTCATAGTCGCTCCTTAAGGGTTGTTCAGTCCCATGTTGAAACTTCCCCATGAGGAGAGGAAGCTGTTCGTCCCAAGGACGTGTGACTGAGGGTCAAAGTTAAATGCTTGTAGGAAACCCATAGCGTCTTGCATTGAAAGGCCGCTGCTGCCGGGGACAACCCTGTCAGGTACGTCCTGTAGCGTCTCGAAGACACCACCAAGACCCTGTTGAGTCTGCCCCACGTTGCCGAGAATAGCAGCAAGATCCTGACCGTCAACGACACCGTCTCCGTTCAGGTCAGCCGCCCCGCTACCACCCCATGAGCCAGTGACATAGTCCACGTCGGACTGGTCAACGACACCGTCGCTGTTCATGTCACCACTAAGGGCAGGCATTCTCGGGTCACCGTATCTGTCTAGGTCTGAGCCCGACACCCGGTTGATATCCATCGCCATAGATGCCGCCCGTCTGCGGTTAGCTAGACGGCGAGCGTTTTGAGCTCGGATAATACCTTCCTGTTGGTCGGGTTCCGGCAGACCCCCAACGATCTCCCCCGCCTCGTTCTTGATCTCCGCCATGTGGGCTTTCCTTTGTGTTCTGTTGTGAGTTGTAAACCGCCCGAAGCTGAGCCACGGTCTTTCGTATACCATGAGCCGTTGCCGCTGTCTTGAGCGCGTCCTCACCAGTGAAGGTAGGACTGAACTCATACGATTTAATCATGAAGTCAGCCCATTTCTCAAGCTGTTCTACCAACGCTTTTGAAACGGTTGCTTCAATTAGTGGAAGCAAGTTCTCTGATGATGCCATCTGGTGTCTCCGATTCCAATTCAATACCAAGCGATCCGAGTACCACCTTGACAGGTGACACGCAGTTCCACGCTGGCTTGGGCCACATCCTCAGTGCTCTCAGCACGGTTCGGATGGGCTGGCCTTTCTTGTTCTCAATCTCTTTACACGCGGCCCTGAATTTTTCGGGGCTGTGGTCGGGCATGGACAGGCTCACGCTGAAGAAGTCTCGCTCCCTACCAGCTGCGTCCATCCACTCGTCGGCAATGTACGCTGCGCCTGTCCCTTTGATGGGTTGATCCCATATCACCCCGTTAAGAATCAGGACAATGTGGGAAAACTCCAGCTTACGAGCCCAGAACGGGGTTTTTCCAGCCGCAGGGACCAGAGCTATTACCCCCAAAGACACTGGGGTATCATCATCATTCTCTATTACCCCCAATTCTCTTGTATTACGACTCATCTGTGTACCATCCTTTAGCTCTAAGATCCATAGGAATCACCTGTTTGGTCTCGCTATCCCAGTCCTCAGACTGGAGGATACGGGCACACACGGCCTGCTCCTGTGCTTCTTCATAGGTGTAGCCCGCCTCAAGGTAGGCTTCGACCACCAGCTGGGCACTAGGCCCACCCTCTTGGTCAAGGATCTTCTCAGCCTTAGCAGGACCGACCCCCTTGATACCACGATAGCCATCGACTGTGTCCCCTGTGAGCCACTGGAGCAGGAACAGGCGGAAGGCTTCGTCCTCATTGACCCTAACAGGGGCCTCATCTTTCCGGGGGTTGAGATGCCATCCGGGGATAGTTCTCAGGTCCTTGTCAGATGAGATCAGGACGAGGTTCCTAGCTCTAGGCCCGGTTCCGAGGATGCCCATGATATCATCAGCCTCTAGCTTAGGCAGGGCAATAGTCTTACTCACCGACTCAATAGACTTTCGGGCTGCCCTCAGCATAGCTGGGGCCTCAGCCGTCCGGTTCGTTTTGTAGGGCGGGTAGGCATCTCTCCTGAAGTTGTCCTCTCTGGAACAGCTGAAGGCAAAGACAGCGTGCTCGCAGCCTGCCTTCTCTAGCCACTCCTCAAGGTTCTCCTCGATTCTCTCGATCATCTCGAACTGGTTGGCTTGGTTGTCTTGTGCCCATGCGGCCATGCTGTACACCAAGTAGTCAGCGTCTACTACTGCAATCATATTAACATTCTCCTACTGTGTTTACCATTTGAACGGCTAAGCTAGACACAACAGCCTTGAAGCTCTCTAGATCGTTAGCTGAGTTGTTGGATACGGTGGTGTCGAACAGCTCGTCCTCGAACTCGCCATTCTCATACAGACGAGCCAGCCTCTCACTGTGGTGCTGCCTCCACTCTGCATCAAGATCCTTGAGCCTGCTCTGAGCAGAGACAAACACAATCTTACCGCTGTACTTCTTGACAAGAGCCAGCTCATTCTCGTAGCGGATGTCATCGATCAGGACGACCCGCTCGTGCCAGTTCTCTGCACCAATGGTTGATGCCTCTTGATCAGCTATGTCATCAAGCCTCTCGGCCATTAGGTTGACCCACCACTCAGGGCTCTCTTCTCTAGCTGTCTCACCTACGAACTGACAGAACTTACGATACAGGTGGTCGTACTCGCCATCCTTGACAAAGCCAAGGGAGTGGGATGCGTCCTTGAGCGGGCCTGCAAAGTGCTCAAGGATTGGTGTGTAACCCTCATCGAACAAGGCTTTTGCCATAGCGATAGCCGCCGTGGTCTTACCTGCCTTACCCATACCAGCCAATGCAATGATCTTCATTACTAATCTCCTTAGTGGGTCTCTGCCCAAGAGGTTCCGATCTTGTATTCTCCGTCGAGGGGGCAAGCAAGACGTAGTCTCTTGCCTGCTTCTCGAATGGATTCAACAACCATCTCTCCGACCTCGGTTGAAATATCTGGGTGTGCTTGCAGCTGGAACTCATCGTGAGCCCAGAGCATAAAGAAACATTTGGTTCTGTACCAGCCACGCTCTTGTAGCTTGTTGGCTAGAGCGCACATGGCTACCTTCATAACAATAGCGCCATCGCCCTGCAACAGGACGTTAAGTGCTGAGTGCTCTGACCTGACAGGCGCGTGCCTGCCATCCAGTAGCGGGATAAAGCTGCGCTCGGAAGCGCACTGCTTAGTCCAAGCCGTGAGCTTTTCTAGCGCAGGAATCTTAGACATGAAACGATCACGAATCTTACCGCCCTCACGTGAGCCCTTGCCTACGATTGTACCGATCTTGCCATTGCCTGCGCCATACAATGTGGCGTAGATGAACGTCTTGGCATCGTCACGGGTAGGAAGATCAGCAGCCTTCTGGTTGAGGGTATGGATGTCGCCATCAACAACCTCTCTAGCATACGCGCCCTTGTCCCACCTAGCTAGGTGATGGCCCAACATACGCAGCTCAAGGCCAGAGGCATCGCCGCCGACCATGTGCCAGCCTTCTCTAGGCTGCCAGAGTGAGCGACACTCCCAGCCATAGCGGCCATCGTAACCACGAGCAGTGCCTGTGACCTTAGGCACAGCTGTCTGGTTAGGCTGGCTGTGCGTAGCTCGTGACGTAGCGCAGCCACAAGGGTTGATCTGGGGGTGGATGATACCGCCGCCTTGTCGGGCACGGGTGCTCCAGTCAGTCAGATGTTGTAGACGTTTGTCGCACATCTGTATCTTGAGGAGGAGCTTAGCCTCGGGGAACTTAAGAGTCTTGAGTACATCTTCTCCTATGCTCGGGTTGCCTGCCTCGGTGACAGGGGCTGACCAGCCATACGAATCACGTAGTCTCTCGGAGATCTGCAAAGACGAGCCAGCATTGAACGAGTGCGTCTTGGTCTTGAGCGGGCCAGCGACCAGCGTCTTTCGGATAGCCGAAGGCGCTGATGATTTGGTCCGGTACTGATTACCCTGATCGTCAGTGTAGTACGACACGGTCTTGAGTGTCTCGATACGTGGCGGGAACGCCTCATGTAGTTCGTCATAGGCTGTGGCTTTCTCTATCTCTAGTCTCTGGATAAGATCCTCGGCTGAGGATACGTCGATGTGTACACCGGTGTCTTCCATGTCGGACACAATAGTAGCGACACGATGCTCTAGCTTGGACGAGGGAGTGAACTGCTTTGCAAGCGGCGCGAGCCATAGGAACAGCTTGTAAGACACAAGCGTATCCTGAACACAGTACTCTTCCATCTCTTGTGACCACTGGTCCCAGCCACCATCGTAGTCGCCCTTGTAACAGCCAAGGTGATTACCTAGCGCTGCCAAAGAGTTACCGCCATAGGGGTGGTTCTTTCTGTCAGGCCAGAGGAGACGAGCCATGACAAGCGTATCAACAACACGCCCCTGTACCTCACCACCGTACAAGCGGCGGAGGACAGGAAGGTCATAGCCTATGATGTTGTGACCGATGACTGCATCGGCAGCCTTGAGCCTGTCCCACCCCTGCTGGATGGTGTCCTCGTTAGGGTTATTGCGGTAGACGAAAGTAACCTTGGGGTTGTCAATGTCCCGAAGGACCAGCAAGTGTACCCTGCTGGCCCCCGGAACGGTTTGACCTTTACGATTGATAGTAAGATGGTTAAGGCCATCCGCCTCAATATCGAATACATAACGCGGCATGGTCTCTCCGTTTCTTACTTAGGGCAATCTTTGTTGCCGGTGCAATCGTAGTTACAGTTGGTGTTAGCGTTGTGAATAAAGAAGTTCACTGCCGTCTGAAGCTCATTGACCTTGGTGATCAGCGCCTGCATATCTTGGTAGACATCGAAGGGGGAGAACTGGCTCATCTGCCAGCGGGGTTCTTCCTGTTCTGTGACGTTTCTAAGATAAGGCAACGGCTTGTACTCAGCCTTAGGCTGTGACTTCGCTGATTCCTTGGGCTCGGGCTTCGAGTTCTTCGTCGAAGGTTGATCCTGTGACATCTGATTCTCCTTGAGGTTCTGACCACTCTGCTTCCACCACTCGGCGGGTAGACTGGTCAAGTTTAAGTGTGCCGACAACACCTGTCGCACCGTGGAACCTACCCTTGAGGGATCGGACCTTAATGATGTGACGTTCTTCTGGGTCATCGGCTTGTTGGTTACGTTCAATAGCAATAACACTGTTAGGTACAGAGCCGAGCGACCCTGACCCACGAAGGTTGTTCATGGTAATCTGACCACCCTCTTCGGCGGCCTTACCATCCAGCCTGTTGAGCTGTGATACTATGTCAATGTGTACGCCAGTCCGCTGCACAATAGAGCGCAGCGTTCTCATCGTCTCATCGATACTCTCTCGCTCACTACCACCCTTGGACATGCCTTGGACAGCAGCCGTGATGTGGTCAATCATGATAACATCACAGCCGAGACCGGCAGCCATATACTCCACACGTTGGAGGATACTACCGAACTCGTTAGTGCCGTGATGGTCATAGACATACAGCCCGGTGTGACCGAACCACTGCTTAGCTTCTTGATACTCCTCGTCAGTGAGGTTGTCAACGAAGCCGAAAGACACAGGGTTGTTACCCTCTGACTCAAGCAGCTGGTTAAGCTCACGCCCTGCTCTGATCTGACGCACAGGCTTGTTGACTCTGAGAGAGATCAGGTCATCAAGTGTCTCCTGTGGTGTCTCTTCTAGCATCAGCACGCCGACCTTACGGCCGTGACAGAGGTGATCATACACCAGCTCACGAACGATGGTAGACTTACCAGAACCTGTGCCAGATGCGATGAGCGTCATCTCACCGCTGCGCTGCCCCATCAGACCAGCCGTGATGGATCGCCATGGGAATGTCCACTGCGACTGACTGTTAACGTCAGCTGTAGTGATGTCATTCACATGGAGGATACCATCAGGCTGGTATGATCTCGCCTCGTAGAGGGCCTGAAGAAGCTGACCGCCTTGGTTAGCCCTAAGCATATCATTGGCATCCTTCATTGGAAGGTGAGCGATGCGGGCTTTACCGGGCGGTAGGATCTCGGCACACTTCTGTGCAAAGAGGCGTCCGGGTTCATCACTGTCAAAGCAGAGAACAATCTCCTCGTAACCTGAGAGGAACTCAAGGTTAGCGCGGATGCTTGCCTCGCTAGACTGAACACCGGAGGGCAAGGAGACAACAGGCCAGCGGTTCTTTTGTAGAGAGGAGATGGTCAGGCAGTCAATCTCACCCTCGGTGATGACGATGCGCTTGCCTGATCCTGACCAGAGCCACTGACCATAGAGAGGAAGGCTGTCAACATTAGCCTCGCCTCTCCAACGGAAATCCTTCGGCTTCTGGAACCGAAGGTGCTGGGCCACCATCTCGCCATCCTTCCAATAGTCGGAGACGTGGATGGTAGACCCCTTGTAACGGGCCATTGCCGACCCGTCAGGAGAATCAAACTTACACAGCCTGTAACCAAACAGGCGGCAAGTCTTCTCATCAATCTTGCGAGCACTGAGCGCTCGGTACTCGCCCTCGATAGGACGTGTCAGCTTCTCGCTGATACGTTTGCTCGGCCCTGTCTGTGTGTCACCATGCACATGGTAACCACAGGCAAAGCAGTGCGAGCCCTTACCTTCTGGGTAGACAACCAAGTTGTCACCACTCTTATCCTTGCCTGCCTTACGGCATTCGGGACAAGCCTCCTTGCGAATTCTTTCTTCGGACATTCTTACTCCTCTCAATACGAGTAGTCCAAGTCAGTGTCTCTTCATCAAACGTGGTAACAACTATAGCCTCGGTCGGGTCAACCCCGTGCCGTGACATGAATGCAGCAGCTACGTCCTCAGTCTTATTGAGGTGAGCATTGTATGCTCGCTTCATGTGTTGTTTTAGGTAAGCCTCTTCAAATACATTCTTCATCGATATCCTCCACGATGAGTTCAATACTACCAGTGTCTGAGAATTTTTTAACAACTTCTCCAAGCTCTGTCACTTGCACGTCATCTCTCCATACCAACTCATTGCATGAGTCAAACAACGCCTTAAGATAGTTATCGATATCCCCACGTGGGTAGGAAAGTTTCGATGTCTTTGGTTTCTTTACCAGAAACGTAGCGCCGACACGCAGCTGATCAGAGAGGAGGGGGCGGAATCCCTTTCGGAACTCCGCTACCTCCTCCTGAAAAGCCTTGCGATATGAAGAGTATGTCTTCCCGTAGTAGGTTCCATACTTCGATACCCGTGGGCGCGAAGCAGGTACAGGTGCAGTGTCAAACTGGAAGTAGTGCGTGTTGCCTTCCTTCCTGTACTGCATTAGACAAGCCCATCCAAGAGGTCATCGGTGTCATCAGAGAACGTAGCTCCCTCTGCCTCGGGCAGCTCATCAGTAGTGGATGACTCCTCCACGAACGATGACTCACTACCAAAGGTAGAGCCTGCGCTTGCGGCGAAGTTACACTTGAGCTGCTGAACAGCGTTGAGGTATGCCTTGATACCGTAGTCACCGTTGATCTCCCAGCCCACAAAGCGAGCCTCGACACGGCATGTGTCGCCGCCGTAGATCTGGGTGTCTTCTTCCTGCCCCTTGGCATTGAAAGTCTTGACGGTGTTAGGCACTGACTCGCCGTTGCGTACCTGCATAGCGTTCGCAGTGAACTCCATGTAGGGTGCGCCGACTGGGTCACCAGTACGCTCGTTCATCTTAGCATCGACAACCTTCATAGGAATCTTGCCGTCCTTCTCAGGCACACCCAGCTCAGCTGTGTGCAGCTTACGAAGAGCCTTGATCTTAGTGCTGAAGTCCTTGAACTCAGCGTCATCCTTGTCGAAGACAAGCGTGATACGGTAACGGTTGCGACCATAGGTCGAGTCGTCGGGTGATCCGATGTAACAGTATCGGGCAGTGCCAACAGGGGTGCGGACAAGGCCGCCTTCAAGGCGCGTCATGTTTGCGCCGCCGGTTCGTTTAGCCATTAGACATTCTCCTTCTGCAAACTCTGTGGAATACTTGGCATAGTAGTACTAGCTTTGAGCAGCCGACTAGCCAAGTGTGATGTGAGGGCAAGACCGTATACAGAACGATCGTGCCACTCGGTAATATCTGCGCCTGAACTAATGACTGACTGGACAATACCAGCAGCCCGGATCCGCGCTTCGCGTTCAATGTTAGAGGTCAATATGTTCTCCCGTAGTTCCAAAGTAAAAGGACTAAGTCACGGCCATCAACAGTACTGTCATCATTTAGATCACAAGACTTAGACTGATCTGTGATAGGGCCATAACCCCACCACTGCATAAGTATAACTAGATCAACACCATCAACCTCCCGGTTGTTGTTGATATCAGGACACCGCCGCATCACTGTGTTAGTGAATGTCTCGCAGCTAGGGTCATCCTCTAGGGTAGTGCAGTCAATCCAATCAACACACATACAAGAGCAGTTGCCCCAGTTTGATAGTTGTATTGCAAAGTCAGCACCGTCAACAATACCATCATCATTGATGTCAGCAGCGTTGTTAGTAGTACCAAACCTGCCCAACATAACAGCAACATCAGAGCCGTCAATTACTTCGTTGGTATCTAGGTCACCTGCGCAGGATGGGCATGACCCAAGTGCTAGGGATAGTAGGAAAGACGATATCATAGTGCGCGTCCCTTCAGTAGTGGGTGGATAGGATAGTTATCTCTCCCGAACCTCTCGCCCTTACCACTAGGCATGGCAATAAAGCGTGTGTCGGCAGGGTTTTCTGTGTCGATAAACCCACAACCAAGCACGCTCTTCTTCTTGCACGCCTTACCGTAAGAGAAGGCATACAGTCTATCGTCTACTAGGCAGCCAGTATCCATACCAAACCAACGCTTGGTTGGGTTAGCAAACCAACGGATACCACCAGCTGAGTGGATGTGCCCCATGACTGAGGACATGCTCATCTCTCGGGCTAGGTTAGCAGCGGGCTGTAGCCCTGACCTGCCTGTGCCGTGAGTAAAGTACACGGCGTTGATACCTGTACCGATGATGACCTCGTCAACCCATGACCATCGGGGTGTCTGCCACACACTGGCATAGTCCTTCAGGTATGACCCCGGCACACCAGCTGACTCAGCCATACGCATAGGCCGTGCATCATGGTTGCCGATGGTAACTACCGCATCAGGGTAGGCATTGTACCAGCGCTGCACCCCTTCGAGGGCAAGCTCGTACTCATCCTTAGGGCCGGGTGCGGAGGCGTGCTTAGTCCATGTCGAGATGCCGTGGTGATCCACGATATCTCCGATGAACACAACACTGTCAGGTTGATTCTCTTGGGCAACCCAGTCAACAAAGTCCATACTACCGGGGTGAGCAACAGGCTCATGAAGGTCAGGTATCACTAGAATTCTTGGCATCTTCTTCTCCTTGGTATCTCATAACAGTTTCCAGATACTTAACCATCTCATGAACATAGTGATTAAGCGCCTCGGTTTCTACGTGGTTCCTTGGCGGGCCAGCGGGTGCGAAATTGGCGGGGTAATCATACTGCCCCATCTCAGCCCAATGAATCTCCATCAACCGAGCAGCATGCTCTTCAAAGCACGAGCCTCTTGACTTACGCCATCCGGGCAGGGCAATGGCAGCCTCGCAGCTGCTCAGTGCAAAGATATCAATTGGTAGGGCGTACTTATACACCTGACCCATACCCATTTTGTTGCGTGACTCAATGTCAATAGTGCTCTCAAGAAAGTGAGGTGAGATTGCGATGTGTCCCATCTCAGTGATCTTCTTCCAAGCTAACTCGAATGACTTACGGTTGAAGTCGTCGTCAGGAAACGCACCCATTGGACCGGCAATATAAATTCTCATTCCCATTCCTCCTCTTCGGGTTCGGTGATACGCATCTCAAGGATGCAGCATCTAGGTATAATTAAGTAAGGGCCTACCTCTGTCTCATGGTAGTTCATAGTGACTACGATGTGGTCGTCTGACTCGATCAGCAGGAAGCCTGCCGTCTTACAGAGAAGATCCTTTTCTGTTAAAGCATTACATTCTTTGAGCACCTCTTCACGGTTGTTCCATGCAGAGTTGCACTCGGTTGTGCTGTCAATCCAACGCACGTAAACTTGTTGTAGTTCAGGCAAAGATGTACTCCGATTGAAGAACCTCATTGAGATCGAAGTTCCCTTGTGCTGGTGGGTCGCCGGGATCTTCTCCCGTCTGCATCTCCACCTGTTGTCTAAAGTCTTCTAACACGTTGCCACTGTACAGGTTTACAAACTGCTGGCGCAGCACATCCCTGAGGGTATCGACATCACACGCATGAGTACCGAATGAGTCGTGGATCATGAGCCATGAGTCAACACCCTCGTCAACACCAGCAACAACAGTCATCATCAGATGAGTAGCGTCGAGGGAGTGTACAAAGTTAGGAGGTAAGCCTGTCCTCTGCTTGGATGCACGCACCCCACCCTCACGGTGAGGTGACTTGAAGATGGTCTCTCCATTGAGACACCTGACCCTCGTATCCTTGAGCTGGCTGTATGGGTGACGCACCAAGAAACCACTAGGCGTGCGCCATTGCAGTAGAACATCGTGCTTGTTAGCCACAGTGGCACAGTGACGCAGCCAATCCATAGCCTCGGCAGCGCCTGTGATGTTCTCTCGGATAGCTTCCCATATCTTCTTGCCCAGATATCTAGAGGCAGCGAACTGGTTAGATGCCCAGTCAACATGACCATCCTCGATGAGGTTATCTCTGAGCCCCTGCTCTGTCACACCATACGGGTACGTCATCGTACCCCGCTTGGTAACCTTGCGTGTGATCTGGTAGTCAAGCCACTGCTGAGGCAAGGACAACAGGGTTGTGCCTACGTCTGGCTTGTCTGACCACATGCTTCCAAAGATTTGTGGGCCTTCTATTACCCCCGATTCTATCGTCCTACAATCCTCATTAACCTTACATTCTACAGCATCAGACACGTTCTGATACGGATCACTAGGTTCAGGTAGGTCTGTAAGGTTTACAAGCACTGCACCTTCTGCATCTCTAAGCATAGCAGAGAAGTGCTGAAGACCTGAGTTGCTACCGTCTACGTTGACAGGCAGGCAGCTGATGTAGTTCTCTACACCACCCTCATAGTTACGGGCTGCGATGATGTCAGCTACCGTAGCTAGTGCCTGCCATGGTTCGTCAGCATCAGACCAGAGACGCTTGCCTACCTCAGACAAGGGGTCGAAGTCAACAGGTGCGTCGAGCATCAGCTTGGTGCTGAACTCGACACGCTTCTGGAATGATACCTTGTCAACACCCCAGCAGTTAGACAGCCTGATCATAAGCCAACGCATACCACGCTTGCCTAGTTTCTTACCGTCACCGAAGCTAAGCAAACCGCGTGCCATGTCCGGCCCCTGCGGCTGCAAGAATGCCGGGATAGGATACAGCCTAGACCTGAAGTCGTACTGCCAAGGGAAGAAGAAGACACGGCGACGATACTTAACAGCTGTCGCCATAGTCTTGAGGAACTGTATCCTCCTGCCGACAAGCCGTGCGTTCTCACGGTATACCTGCTCTGCCTTGACCCGCCACTCCCTGTCATCCTCGACATCAGGCCGGGGTGGGATAGGTAGATTCTCAGCAGGTGGCACACCCATACCACCACCATGCAACCAGACATGCTGCATGGTAGACAACACCACCGGGTTGATGGTGTATGGTGTCTCCTGTAGTACATTGATAGCACGGTAGGGGATGTCGCCGTGGTCACGTGGGTCACCTGAAGAGGTATCACCTAGCCCTGACTTGACCATGTTATGGTAGCGTGAGAGCACAGTGTACCCACCGTTGACATCATTCGACCACCGGTTAGGCGGTACAATCATAGGCTCGTACCGTGGTGACAACAGTTCCAGGTGATCATCCATACGGCTGATACTTTCCATTGCATCATCAGTCAGGTAGATCTCCTTGCGAGAGAAGGGCTTGCCATGCGGGCCACGCCCTGTGACAACACGTGTGCCGAAGATACCACTGTCAGTGACAGCTAGGTCCAACAGCTTAGCACCGATCAAACGCTTGCGCTTGATACCCCACCGATCAGTACAATCCTGATCGATCTTCTTGAGGGCAGCACGCAGGGATCTACTATCCCACCGTTTGATGCGTCTCTCCATCACAGCCTTGAGCTTAGGCGCTTCACGTTTGAGTATGGTGAAGTGTGTCTCCTGCTCAATGTCTCTGCCTATCTTAGTGACTGCCTGCTGAGGGGAGGTGATACCACCATCTGCCATCAAGTCTATCATCGACATGATGGAGGCAGCAGCAAGGACACGTGCATCCATGTAGATGAACACGTGTCCCCACTGATTCCCTCCCCGCATACCTCTACCAGCCACGACCTTGGAAGTCTCTGCCTCAATAGCGGACGTAAGATTCTCTGCTGCCAATCCAATAAGCGAACGACATGATGCCCGCTTGGACATCGGTTGTGCTTTAGTATTCTCCTTGTATCTTAAGATCCCTGCGTCTAGAGACTTGATCTCTAGATCTTCTTCTTCAACAAACAGCGCAGCTTGTTGCTGCGTGGTCAGCGAGTTCCAATATCCCATTGAGTCTCCAGACTTAGGCTCTGACGTGAGTGAATCCAACGAACACAACTTGGTGGTTGTCAAGGTCAACACCTGCTGCCTCAACATGTGAGCTGAGGATGTTCATGAAGTGACCGTACCTGCACGTCCTGATGCAGTCAGGCTTGCGACCATTCAGCACACGCTGAGTAGGGATCGCAACGGTACGTCTCTGGAACACGTTACCACCGCTCGACCAGTTAGGTAGAATACCAACGGCCACGTTCACCATCATCTGACCACGGTCAGCGTCCCAGTATGACAGGCTGTTGATCGTTCCGACAGTGAGTCGGGGGTAGATCTTGACACCATTGATATGGTTCAGGTTGTTGGTGTTGTCTTCGGGACAGATCATGGTGTTCAACAGTTCACGGTTATCAGTATCAATCATCATCGAGTCATCTCCTCATTGAGAACTTGAGTAATACAAGGGACGGACAATCGCCCCT